AAGTCTTGAAAGCCTGTTAGAAGGAACATCAGGAAAGTTAGATAGTTTGACGGCATCTCAAGTACAATCTGTTACTGCTGAACCACCAGACTTAACTCCAATTATGGATAAACTTGAATGGTTAGATAAAGATGTACAGAAGATTCTAAAGATGGAACAGTTAGAAGCAGTTCAGAGTCTTCAAAAATCTTCACAAGATATGAGTACTGTAGTAAGAGAGATCGAGGAGCGAAAGAAAGACCTGAGTAAAACATATAAAGCACGTATGCTAGCAGTAGAAAAATTGGTTCTACCATTGATCGCTAATCTTCAAAAGGATGGTGAAACTAAGGAATATATTAAATGGCCTAACAGAACAGCAATCCTTGAATCACACAAAGACAAAATATTAACTGTAACGAGGTCTGACATATGAAATTTGGAGATTTTAGACATACTATTTTGGAGGGTGTATATGACCCAGGTATCTTTAAAGCGTTCTTCCTTGCTGGTGGAGCGGGTTCCGGTAAATCATATTCTGCAGAGAAAGCAACAGGTTCGAGACCAGGCAAATTTTCGTGGATTGATGACAGGAAAAAACTCAAGCCGGGCAAAACGGGTCCATTTGGGTTAAAGGTAGTCAATTCCGATGAGCAATTAGAATTTGGTCTCATGAAAGCTAAACTACATTCCAATATGTCCATATATACCCCAGATGAACTAGCAACAAAAGAATTGATTCGAAAAGACGCCAAAGAAGTGACCTTAAAAAAAGAGGCTGGATGGGTTCAAGGAAGACTTGGATTGATCATCGATGGTACAGCAAAAGACCCAAGCAAGATTGCTAGAAAGAAACATCAACTAGAACAAATTGGTTATGATTGTTACATGATATTTGTTGATACTTCACTTGATGTTGCACTTCAACAAAATTCTACAAGATCTCGTAAATTAGATGATGAAATAGTACGTCTCACTCATGATGAAGTACAGAGAAGTAAGAAACGACTCAATAATATTTTTGGTAAGAGTTTTATAGAAATAGTAAATAATAGAGCGGGAGAGGGTATATTCAATAAAGCCTTTAATTCCGTGAATAGGATAATATCACGTGCTCCTAATGATGCAAGAGCGAGAGCATGGATAGCAAATGAATTAGAGAAGAAAAAGAAGGGTGATAGAGGAAAGACTTGACATTCTACTTTTTCGTGATATAATTAAGTATGAGTTTATTTACCGATCAAAAATATGTGGGACTACTCTCACCTCGCTTAGACCTATTAAAACAAGTACGGCCCAATCTCTGGAATTCACGTTGTCCTATATGTGGTGATTCCTCTAAGAATAGATCTAAAAAACGTTTATACATTTACCTAAAAAAACAAGAGTTAATCGTAAAATGTCATAATTGTGGTTATGGTGCGTCATTGGGTAATTTTATAAAACATTTAGATCCTCACTTATATGGCCAATATGTTTTAGATAGATACGGTGAAGGGGTATCTACCCATAGGGGAGTGAAAAAACCAGAATTTAAATTCAAAACCCCAAAGTTTAAACCTAGACCAACTACTATAGATTTACCATCTATAGGTTCTCTTACGAATACCCATCACGCCCGATTATTTTATGAGGGTAGAAAGATACCAAACACTTTCTTGGAGAAGGTTTTTTATGCTGAAGACTTTAGAAAATGGGCAATGTCAGTATCCAAAATTGATTATTCGAATTTGGGTAGAGGAGAACCAAGAATGGTTATTCCTTTTTATGATACAGAAGGAAAATTAATTGCTGCTCAAGGTAGAGCGTTGGGTAGTCATGAACTCCGATATATTACCATTAAAGTTACTGAAGAGAGTACTAAAGTTTATGGGTTAGAACGATGGAATTCCAAAGAGACTACATATATTGTAGAAGGCCCAATTGATTCAATGTTCCTTCCTAATTGCCTAGCAGTCGCAGGTGGTGATCTTCAATCAATAAAACTAGATAAGAAACAGTGTGTATTAATATTCGACAATGAACCGAGGAATGAACATACTGTTAAGAAATTGATGCGTGCCATCAATGATGGGTGGAACGTTGTTGTTTGGCCCAAAATAAAAATATTCAAAGATATTAATGATTTAATTATTGATACAATGACAACTGATGAGATTCTTGAAATGATAAATAAAAACACTATGAATGGATTAGAAGCAGATTGGGCAGCAAGGGGGTGGAGAAATGTCCAGTGAAAATATAAAGATCCACGAACATGGATTTGTAAAACTTCTAGATACAATGGGTAATGATGAAGAGGTAGAGAACTCTGCTCGTATTAGTTATGGAGAAGGAACAAGAAAGGTAAATCAAACGCGGAATCTTATCCGTTACCTAATGAGACACAAACACACCTCACCCTTTGAGATGTGTGAAGTCAAGTTCCATATCAAATTACCAATCTTTATTATGCGCCAATTAGTTCGCCATAGGACGGCAAACTTGAATGAGTACTCTGGTAGGTACTCAGTTATGTCAGATGATTTTTATTTTCCAAAAGGTAAAGATATTAAATCTCAATCTACTACAAATAAACAAGGTAGAGAAGAGACAGAATTACCAAATCCAGGAGAAATTGAATTTGAAATATATAGAATTTTAGATGGTGCTAAAACTGCATATGGAAATTTAATTGACTGGGATGTGGCTAGAGAATTAGCAAGAATAGTTTTACCTGTATCCAATTATACTGAAGTCATATGGAAAATTGATCTCCATAATTTTTTCCATTTTTATAAATTAAGAAGTAATTCCCATGCACAACAAGAAATACAAGACTACGCTAATGTGATGTATGATCTTGTGAAACCATATTTTCCTATATGCTGTGAGGCTTTCGAAGATTATGTACTTAACTCTTGTACTTTCTCCTCAGAAGAGATGAAAATAATAAAGGATAATCTTGATGGTAGCTGGACAATGAATGATTATGAATTATCAGACCGAGAATCACAAGAATTTTTAGAAAAAATTAGCAACAAAGAAGGGTAATAGAAAAATGACTGAAGACAATTATGTGTTTGAAAATGATTTGGCTGAATTTGTATATATGCGCACGTATTCCAGATGGACAGATGAAAAGGATCGAAGAGAGACATGGGAAGAAACTGTTGATAGAGTAGTAACATTCTTCAAAAAAGTTAGTAAAAATAAACTAAAAAAATCGGACTACGAAGCAATTCACCAAAACATTCATGGAATGCATGTAATGCCCTCTATGCGTTTGATGTGGACAGCGGGAAAACCTGCTGAGTTGAACAATGTAGCAATTTATAATTGTTCCACAGTACCTATTGATACACTACATTCTTTTGCTGAAGTTTATTTCTTGCTAATGAGTGGTTGTGGTGTAGGTATTGATGTTTCCAGAAGATACATTGAAAAACTACCAAAAGTAAAAAAATTGAATGGTGAAACAAAAACTATTGTATTCGAAGATTCAAAAGAAGGTTGGGCATTAGGTACATTGGAATGTTGTCAAGCAATGTGGGATGGTTATGCCATTGAATGGGATCTATCAAAACTAAGACCACAAGGAGCGAGACTTAAAACTTTTGGTGGTAGATCATCCGGCCCTGGCCCATTGGATGAAACGTTACATTTTATCAAGCACATGGCAGAGGCACATAGAGATCGTAGGTTAAGTTCATTGAACGCTTTTGACATTGTAACTAAAATTGCTGCGAGTGTGGTTGTCGGTGGTGTTAGACGTTCATCTATTATTACTCTATCTGATCTCTATGATGTTGGAATGAGAGATGCTAAACAGGGACAATTTTGGCACACAAATAGTCACAGAGCTATGAGTAACAATAGTGCTATATATGATGAAAAACCATCTTCTGTTGAGTTTATGAAAGAGTGGTTAGCCCTTGCTCAAAGTGGTACTGGTGAACGTGGAATATTCAATCGAAGTTCAATTAATAATCTTATTCCAAAAAGAAGACGTAAGAGAAATGATTGGACGACTAACCCATGTGGTGAGATTATCTTACGTCCTAGAGGGTTCTGTAACCTCTCAGAAGTAGTTGTGCGTGCAGATGACACTCTTGAGACATTGATGGAGAAGATACGAATTGCGACTATGATTGGAACAATACAATCCTCAATGACCGATTTTACTCTTTTGAATGACTTACATGGTGATTGGAAAAAGAACGCAGAAGAAGAAAGATTATTGGGTGTATCTCTCACAGGACAAATGGATAATCCAGATATCCTAACTCCAGAGAACTTACAGTCATTAAGAGATTATTCAATAGGAGTAAACGTAGAAATAGCAGAACGATTAAAAATAAATCGAAGTGTTTCTATTACTACTACTAAACCTTCAGGTACAGCATCTATCTTAGTTAATTCTGCTTCTGGATTTCATCCACGATTTGCGGAGTACTATATACGAAGAGTAAGGATATCTGCTACTGATCCTCTTTATAAAATGATGAAAGAGCAAAACGTTACCTTTTATCCTGAGGTAGGACAACCAGAAGAAACAGCACTAACATGGGTAGTTGAGTTTCCAGTAAAAGCACCCGAAGGTTCTATACTAGTAAAAGATGTTACTGCTATAGATCAATTAAAGCAATGGTTGAAGATCAAGCATAATTATACTGAACATACAGTATCAGCAACCATATATGTAAATGCTGATGAATGGTTTAAAATAGGTAATTTTGTATATGAAAATTTTGATGATATAGTGGGGGTAAGTTTTCTACCGAAAAATGATCACATATATCAATTAGCACCCTATGAAGAAATTGATGAAGCAACTTATAACAGTATGGCTAAAGTTTTTCCAAAAATTGATTATTCTCAATTATCTAGATTTGAAACAGAAGACCAAACTACAGGGGCTCAGACAGTTGCTTGCTCAGGTGATTCATGTGAAATTATATAAATATTATAAAGAAACTCTGAACGATAAAGGTACAAACAATGAGATACTCACTCGATGATAACTGGATGGATGAGGATAATGCACTAGATTGTGCATCAGCCACTTTTCAACCACTACATAGTACTAATGGAGCCCAAGATATAAATGATATTTTTAGAACAAAATTCTTCTTACGCTTAAGTGTTTGCAGTTTGTACGAACCAGCAGTATTAATAACAGAAGAACGATCTGAGGAAGGAAATGTGTGCAAAATACAATACGGTTAGGCAGGCGAGTAAATTTCAATAAGAATGAGTGGATTAATTCACGATTACAGAATGCTGATTGGAAAATTCAATACAATGAATTTGGAATGAAAACAGAAGCAGAAGCTATTAGTAAAGCACTTAGTGAATATACTGGATTAGCAGAAAGTGTTTTTCCATGTAGTATTGGTCTACCTAAACCTAAAGATTTAAAAATATGGTTTGGTGATAGATTATTATGGAATTATGTACAGATACAAAGATTGCCTACTAGTCGAGAGTTACTAGAGCAAATTGGGTCTGATAAACACTCTAATTGGAAAGTAAAATAACTATATGCCTGTAAATATAGTCTGGGAAGATGGAGATGCTACGGTATCTATATTATGCGATGGATGTGATAAGGAATATATAATTATATCAAAAGATACTACAGGGTTAGAAATGTGCTCTTTTTGTGGACATTACCTTGAAGTAGACAGCGAAACAGGAGAAACTAGTGAAGCAGAAGAAAATAGCTGGGATTGATTACTCGTTAACTTCACCTGCAGTATGTGTATATAAGGAAGAAAATGGTGGACATTTTGATTTTGATGGGTGTGTGTTACATTATCTATGTAATAACAAAAAACAACAACAACTTTCCGCCGGGTACGGGTTAGGTAATATAAAAGCTGAACTCTATCCTGAATGGGAAACCGCAGAGGAGAGACAGGATGCTCTTTCCTCTTGGGCTTTATCGTTAATACAAGGTTGTGATAAAGTTTATATTGAAGGATATGCTTTTGCTGCGTCTGGAATATCTCATGTACGTTCAATAGCAGAAAATACTGGACTACTAAAGCACAAAATGTGGAAACAGGGAATGCACTTTACGAATATCCCACCTACTGTAATCAAGAAGTTTGCAACCGGTAAAGGTACTGCAAATAAAGATGTGATGTATGAATCATTCATAATGGAATCACATACTCCTACTGACCTCAAAGAACAATTAACTCCTAGAGCAACAAAAGTAAAAAATCCGATTTCTGATCTCGTGGATGCGTATTTTATCACAAAATGTGGTGTAGAAGGAATGATGTGAATAAGAAAGAGAGAAAATCTATAGCTAATGACAAATATTACGAGAAGAACAAAGAACGTCTTGCTGAGAAATGGAAAAACGATGAACTACGAAAAGAGAAATTGAAAGTATATTATCAAAAAAACAAAGAGATTATTCTTGAGAGGGCACGTGAATGGCACAAAATAAACAAGAAAGCAAAATTAACAGTAGTAGAACCAAAAAAATCTAAGATATTACCGTCTTGGATAGTCAATAAGGAAAAGAGATGAATATTAAACACCACAAAGAAATCTTGCCGTTGACAACCAAAGTACACATCACTGGGAATTATGTTATTCGAAAATTTATAGACGATAGCGGAAATTACTTGATCATAGATACTTATGGTGATTTTCTAGTATTAGATAAGTCAGCAGCAGGAGATTTACTTTCAGCAATTTGGCACGACAACTCTACAGTCGAAGACGTATATCCAACATTTTTAAATTAGGAGGATGAATGAGTAATATATGGGTAGAATGGAATAGTCATCAAGATAAAAAGAATTTGCTAATAGAAGCTGACTCCACATACATTCAAAGAAGATTCTTTGATATCCCCGCAGACGCACATAAATTTGCCGCACAAATGAATAAGCAAGGTTATTTCGCAGAAATCAAGCGAGATGGTGAATTAAATTAGATAAAAACATCACTGTATAGTATTGATATTATAAGATTTTCTTTGAATGTACCAATTATTTTAGTGATTTCCCCAATAGTATCAACGACTTATAAACACTTGACTTCCTGAGCTACCCATGATAAAATGGTCCTTAGGGATTGGGAAATGTTTCCCAATTTCAATCCTAATAATGAGGAATGATTATGGTTAAAGAAGAATTTGTCGCTAGTATTCTCGCCAAGAGGGCAGAGAAAAAATTGAACGACTATGTAGAGGAAGTTCTTGTAGGTCTGAGTGAGAAAGATCTTAACGGAAAAATTGGAGAAGAAGATGAAATCTTTGACTTCAGGGTTACGGATAAGTCCTAATTTCAATCCTAATAATGAGAAATGATTATGAATGAATGCTATGTGTTTGATGGAGATGGTCGTTTTACTGGTCAGGTAATAGATATGACACAGAAACCAGAGATTAGAGAGACACCAAAGATAAGACCAACAATATCTACAAATACGATGTTGAGGTACAATATCTTATTGGAAGCCTTTACCAAGACTAGACGAGATTGGTGACTCATTAGGGATTACCCAAATGAGTCAAAACGACCATACGGTTTTCATACGATAATAAGGTTCAAGTGAGTGGGGAATGTTCCCCGATTTTAATCCTAAAATAATGGATGATTATGAATGATTATGAAAAAGTGAAGATAGAGATAAACGAATCCATAACCTCTGATAATTTCAAAGAACATCTACGAAAAAATTATCATAATTCCTATGAAGAATATGAATCTGATACTAGACATATTGATTTAGAT